CTGGATGCGGTATCATACCTCTCTGACCATACAATGGCCACTTTGAAGATCCGCCGTATGTGTTACGCATATAATTATCATAGATAACACTTTTCATTTTATCCCCAATCCTTATGGTCACCAAATTCTTCATTTTGTCTATAGCCTTCATTGTAGGCTAGGATTTCTGCTTCTGTCATATCCTCTTCTTTTACTTTTGTAGAATTATGTGTTCCCCCTAGGAAGTAATGAGGGCGTCCTGGGCGTCGATAATAACTATCAGCTCCACCTCTGTCGTGTGGACCACCATGTCGTTTGTCAAACTCAGTAAGTTTGTCAATTGTATTTTGAATATCGTGTCCAAGAGTTTCCATAGTTTTATTCCTTATATTTTCTATGTAGTAGTTCTACAATAACATGTAAAGAACTGTATGTCAACCTAAACTAGGTAAAGTCTTTAAAAAAGTCTTTCCTATACAGACATGCCATTATTTCTCTTATAAGATATACGTACTTACTACCTTGTTCGCTCCATGGTGAAATGTGTAACGCAAGTTCAATTGCTGATGTAGATTTCCATATTGTATTTTGCCATTCTAGTTCTTTTCTAAAGTCTGCATATACCTCTAAGTTACTAAGTATCCACATATAGTGTTTAATACTTTCACAGTAGTTTGCATATTTCTTAACACCCCAAGGTGCGTTTGGATTTCCTTTAGCTTTCATTTGTGGATCCTCTTTATTCCACGTTCTAATACCAAATAAATTATTTCCTTCTACTGCAAATCTGCTTTTGCCCCATGCTGTTTCATGTGCGGCCATTGCAACGATAAGTTCTATTGGAATTTGTGTGTTTTTAGGATAGGCGGTTGTATCGGCATATATAACATCAACGCATCGTTTGATATCATATGCAAAGTCTCTACTACTTATTTCTGATGCATTTGCCTGTAATGTAAACATAGCAACTGCAAGGAACGCTAGTATTCTTTTCACTAAATATTTATTAATATTTGGCATATAGTAATATTATACGTTTACTTCGATTAGTTGTCAATGGTTCTTTTACTGGGTTTTTTGCGTATTTTGTCTATTATTTTCTTCTTTATAGGCGAAATAGCAACATCTCCAACAGTAACAGTACCAATTCCCTTTAATGTAAACAGTGAAGGGCCACATGCATTAAGCATTAAAAAGCAACTAATCAATAGTAATCGCATTACCACTCAAATAGGTTAGTGAACGTTGTTTTAGCTGCCGCTTTATCTAAGCCCCAATCGAGAACACCAAGTAAGTTTTCTAACTTCTTACTTACTACAATTTCTTCCATTTGATCATCATCAAAAGGCAATACCTTAAACCATTCTGGGAGCCTTGTTTCGTCTGTGGGATATCCTACACTTGTAAAGCCCATTGGATTATCTTTCAAACGACATACAATTGTTTTCATACCATCTGTAATTTCTACTGCATAATTATCGCTGTTAATCTGACGTAACTTATTCCAATTCAATGCCGCTGTAACGTGTCCAGGCATAGCAGGCTTCTTAACATCTTTAAGAGCTTTGCCGTTGTTGTGTGCATGATTACGATCTTTATCATAACGTGCCATTTTACCTCGATACGCTGTTAAGTTATTAACACGCTTTGGACTACCTTTTTGCCAACTAGGCTTTTCACGATACTCTTTACGGAACTCAATAATACGTTCAAGTACTTCTTGTTCTTCTGTACCAGTAAGTACTTTTAACAATAGCTCTTTGAGAAAGTCTTGCATCCATACAGGAGTATCACTACGTTTTAGATCTAAGCCCATTGCTTTAATATAACCATCTTTGCCGTCATTGTCCTCACGTTTACCTTCATTATCAAACACAAGCATTGCATAACGCTTCTTTGTAATAAAGATACCTGCACTACCAACCATTTCTCGTCCTGCGGCAATAATCTCACCTAGTTCAAGTGTTGTGTGAAATGACTTATTCATAAAGCCAGGAAATGTTTTGTTTACTTCTTCACAAACTGCATCATAGTAAGCAATAATATTATCTCTATCCCAATTAATTTCACCCTTGTTAATCTGTTCCTTTAACATAGGATATGCACTAAAGTAAGTAGAGTCAGTATCACCATATACAATTGCATCACCTTGGTGATCATAAACGCCTGCCATAACCTTATTAAGTTCGCCTGCCATGTGTTTAGCAATGCAACGACCTGTAAGTGTTGTACTCTGTCCCAAGCGACTATCAAAGAATCTACTACCAGGATTAAGTAACGCACCATATAAACTGTTCAAGTTAATCTTCTTAACCAACTGTCGCTTATCCCAATACGCAAACTTATCGCCACCTTCATCACGTGCCGCACGTGCTTTCGATTGTAAAACTTTACGTTCAGCATACCAACGCTCTAGCAATCCAGGAATAACACCTTTCTTTTCATATGTAAAGATTGTGCCGTTTGCACTCATTATCCAAGGCTGTCCACTATTAAATACAATTTCATATATCTCTGCACCTGTTGCTTCAAAACTAGTTCCGTCTTCAAAGTCTAAGTGTAGTATTTCTTCAATATCTTTTTCCATTACCTTTTCATATTCCGGACACGCAAATCGTCCTTCCCATGCTTCAGCAACTGTCTTAGCATTTGCAATTAATTCTTTTGTGTACACTTGTCTAACTTGACCAATAATAGTTTCAGTACTCATATTACAACTACGGATAATACTAGGATACAGTGAGTTCAAGTCAATACTGCCTACCCATTTATGCATACCTTTTTTAGGTGTTGCAACATATGCACCTGCCGCTGATGTTGTGTCTTTGTCATAACGTTTGTCTGGACAGATAAGACCCTGTGCATGTGCTTCGTTAAGAATAGCTTGGTCTGTTTGTGCAACTGCACCCATTGTTGTTTGTAGTAGAACTGTGTTAGAGTGTGCTAGTACATTAGCTAAGTCAATAAACTGTAGCTTTGCATCTAGTTTAACAAGCAAGTCAACGTCTTGCCTCGAATATGCAATAAACTTTTCAAAGTCATTGTTGTATAACTGATCTAGTGTGCCTTCGTATTCTACTTTACGCTCACCAAGCTCATAATCACCAATTGCATCTAATGCATAACTGTGCATTTCATGATATGTATACTTGCGATAAAGTTGCATGTAATCCATGTGTACACGCCCAATAGTATCATACGTTTGTTGTACAGCACCAAAGCGTTCAAACTCACGTGGCTTAGGAAACTTATCCCATAAACAAAATCTACGTGTGTGACTCTTGCTTAATACTTTTGCTACACGATTAACAAGATATGGAATATCAAAGCCTTCGCTGTTCCAACCAGTCATTACGTCTGCATCATCAATTAGATCTAAAAATGCTTCAAGCATTTCACGTTCAGTACTAAACAAAATAGTATTTTCAAACTTATCAGTAATTTCAGTAGCCGCGGCCATTGTTAATGTCTTAGGTGCAATAGATAAACATATAGTTGTATTCATCCAACTGTTGTGTAAGCTAATTGCTGTTACTGCGTTAAATGGATCATGTGGTGGAGCAAAGCCTACATCTTTATTAAAGTCTGTCTCAATATCAAAGAAACAAATATTAAGATCTGGTGTTTCAGTAGGATCATAATTCTCTGCGAATGTTTTAAAGATTACATTCACATCACTCTCATACAAGCCTTTGTGTCCGTTAATCTTTTTCTCAGTATTAAACTTCTTGCTAGTGTTGCATACAACACGCTCAAGCTTCTCGCCAAATATACTAGTATACTTGCCACGTTGCTCTTTATAATAAAATGTATACTTTGCTGGAATTTCTTTAAATTCACGTTTACCATTAACACGTTCTACAACGTGTACAATGTCTTTATCTCTGTCGTGTGTTGCGTCTACATAGCTCATATTTTATACTCAAAGTTTTGGGTAGTAGGATTAATGTTAATTAACCTAGCACCGTTTCTAATGTGATAATGTGTCGCCATTGGCGTTAGTGGTGATAATGTCATAATAGTTTCTATGTTACCTTTTGTCCTCATAAATTTTAAAAGCTCTTCCATGATCTTTTTGCCTGCACCTTTTTTCAAAGACCAAACTGTGTATGCTATTGCTATCTTGCCATCTACGTGACTCATAAGATCTAGTTCTTTAACAGTAGTAGGAATTTCATCTGTGTACGCAATACAAATAACACCTTCTATATCGCCATCGTATTGTAGTCCAAATATCTTCCTACCTTTGTCTTTGCGAAATTCGTTGCTTAGTTCGGGCCTAACAGGATCATGTGTTATATCAATGCTATCTAATTCTACTATTTCTGCTCGTTTGATCCAACTATAAAAGTCGAAATCGTATCCTGCTATTTTCATAAATTGATTTTCCAGTATTTTTCTAATTGTGGGATATAGTTAAGTATACTTGTTTTTCTGTGTTTGTCAAGTATTTCCGTTGTTTTACAGAAGAAATTCCAATCATCTATATCTTCTTCTGTGCGAGGTTTTCTAAGTGAATATATTAATGCGTCTGTATATTTTGAATTAGCTTCTAACCAATCTGCTAATTCCAACTTGTACTCTACATCAGGGTGAACTGACATACGCAAGTATCTAGGAAATGCAAGTGGGCTATTAAATAAGCCGGCGTTATGTGTTAAAACATGTTCACTACCCCATTCAACATATTCTTTAATGTTATACACATTGAGTAGTTGTGGAGTATATGACATACTAATTTTAAAATTGTGCTGTTGTTCTATAATTCTATCTTGTATTAACTTACCTTTATACTTTCCAATTGGTGTGCTTGGACGAATGTATTCATACAAATGATTTATGCCGTCCATACTTACAATTAGTTTTGCATTTAGTTTTGTTAATTTCTTTACAATATCATCTTTTACTAATGTAAGATTAGTTATAATTTTTAACTCTCCTTTGTAGCTGTGTTCATTTAACTTATCCAATAGGTAAACAAACTGCGGTGTATAAAAAGGTTCGCCACCACTTACATCAATTAATGATGCATTTAAAAACTCTTGTAAATTATCATCTACAACATTACTTGGTAGCCCATAATCTCTGCCTTTGGGATTAAAAATTGCTCTTCCAACTTCGTCTCCTAATGCATCGGATAATACTTTAGCATCTTTATACCAACCTGTGCTTCTATGCGGACTGCACATAGTACATCTTAGATTACATGCATTACTAAAGTCTATCTTAATCTTACGTAGTTTTCCCGGTTGAGTTCCTTTGGTTGCTCCATGAGCAAATTCGCTAAAGTTATTATAACGCATACTTTGACCAACAGCTTCTTCACCATTAATACAAAGTTCACATCCAGATGGTAAAATATTAGTAAGTGTTTGCTTTCTTGCTAACTGATAATCTTCACTATCAAATGCTTGCTGTATACTCATGTCGTTAATGTTTCCAACAAAGCCTTTATGTATGCAACAGAATCCTATACGTCCTTCTTGATCAACGTGTACTTCGTTATGTGGACTTACGCAATAAGTGTTATCTGGACTGGGTCTATTTTGTGAAGACATACACACCCTCGAATTTTTCTCTACCCTCTTTCTTATCATTGCCCACACCGGGTCTAGTGTTAAGCATCATCTTAATTGTTTCTGTGTGTTTAAACCCACACTTCTCAGCTAATTCAATCCAACGGTCAACTACAAAGTATTCTTTATTACCATAGCTTTTATAATCAGCAATGTTAGTAGCAAATACTCCATCTGAGTTTAAACCTTTGTGTATGTTTTGCATTGTGGGTGCAACATATCCTTCAAACCAATCATCCATTGTAGTGTATTTAACCATGCACTGCGTTGGTTCGTCTGAGTATTTTTCTAAATTAAAATAAGGTGGGCTACTAAATGCTAAGTCAATATTTTCGCATTGGTATTCTTCTGAAGGTGAACAAATAATCTCAGAATCATTTCCCATTAATTTATCTAAATAATTTAAATAGTTAAATGTTTCTGTGTTTGGATCTGTGCCAATATAAGTGTAGTTCATGTTACTACTATTGATACCCAACAACCTACCTCCGTATCCACAACTGTAATCATATACTCTGCCCCATAGTACAGGACATAAACGTTCTGCAATTGCCCTTGCATTTTTAGGTTTAAAGTTTTGTACGTTCTCACCTGTTACTAATTCAAGTGAACGTCTAACGGCTGTGGGATATACTAACTTGTTGCCTTCTCTAAACTCAAAACATATTCTTATAGCTCTGCGTAGTTTTGCATCATTAAAGAACCTGTCTTTTAAACTATTACTACCTCGGCCTTTTGGTTCAGCTGTTTGCATATTAGTAAATACAAACCTGTTGATTGTTTGACCTTGATTATTTCCAAGTCCTATTCTATTGTTTTCTACTTTGTTGTAAGATGAAGATTTAAAATTCTTAATTGCAGTTTTTAAACCTTGTTCAGTGAAATAGATAATTGGTACAATACCTCTGTTACGATAGATATTGAATACACGCTCTATTGTGTCTTGTGGATCTTTTTGATATACTTCGTTGGTAAACGTATCCAATTCACTATAGTGATCTTCATATCCTGTGAACTCATCATTGTGAATGTGTTCTGGTTTGATACCCCAGAATGAATGGATACGCTCTATCAATTTACTCTCCTAGAAAGTACTTGAGTAATCCGGTTGTGTAAATGAAAATGGCAACTCCGTTAATAAAGACTAAGGCTCTATCATGCCATATCATACCAACTACTAACCAACCAGTAACTCCAATAAGAGAAATAAGCATACTCCATGGATGAACGTTTGCACTTACTAACGCCATACCACAAAGAATAAAGAAACTAGCTGTCCATTTAATATACCAGTCTGTAGTATGTAATGGAGTAATTTTCTTAAAGACTCTAGTGGAGTCTAACTTCTTGATCTTCTCATCAAGTTTTACCCGAGCTACTTGCTCAATACTTTCCTTGGCCATTAGTCTGCTCGTCCAACAACTTCGAGAATAGTTTCAAGTGTATCGAAATCATCTCTGTGCTTGTGGAATTCTGCTTTGTGTGCAACTTTGATTGCTTTAGTTAACACTCCGGGCTTAATGCCCATTTCTTCAGCAATATGTTTTACAGTATCTCGAAGACCCTCATTTAAAGTCTCGACCTCTGTCATAACATGTGTGCCTTCTGTGATAAGCTGTTTTAGCTTATTGATATCTTCCGTACCGAACGTAATGCTCATAGTTTACTTCTCCTGTGTTAATATGTTATTATACAGTTATTTTAAGCAATTGTCAATTGATTTCTGATGATATTTTGTACCTTTTGCGTGATTAGTTTAATATCTGCTTCTTCGCCACGGTTTCTACGAACGGCTTCTAGCGTTGCTAGTGCAAACATTGTTTTAGCTTGTAAGGTCTCAAAATTGTGTTGATACTGCTGATACAGGTAACTAATTGTCTTTAACTTGTTAGCTACTGTGTTAAGGTTGATATCCCATTTGTGATATCCGTTATGTTGCTTATATTCAGTTATCCATGGTTTCATATTTGTATTAGGTTTAATTCCTAACTTGCTATATGTTGCTGTAGCATCTTCTAACCAATCGTCCATTTCTAGTATTACATCTGTATGTCTTGCCCAGTCAATGTCTTGATTTTGATATTGGTTATATACGTACTTCCAGGTTTCTTTTAAACTTACAAACTTATTCATTTCGTCGCTGTATTCACGCTTTAAGAATAAGTCCATATACTTATAACTGTTTTTGCCCATTGCAGTAGTAATTACTTTGATTGGGAGGTTATGCGTATCTCTCCATTCAATTAATTGTTCTGTGTTTGTAGCATGTGTAAACAATGCAATATTCTTATCTGTGGATAAGTTTTTCCATTGTAAACATAAATCTTGGATTGTTTTAAGAGACATCGTTTCATTGTTTCTTGCGGTGTGAGTGTATATTGATGCATACGAAGTTGGAATATTCCACCAATCTTCTATTACTGTTGCACTGTTAAACTCTGCACCGGGTTCTTCTAGCCAAAGGTTTTTGTGTACTATATTATAAAATTCAGGGCTTTGATTAATTATGTATGTTAACGCACTTGCACTGATTGCACTACGGGTACATACTAGATATATTTGATTCATTTATTCATGAATACTTTGGGTAGGTAGTTCCATGCTTTGCCTTGTATTTTCCATTGCATATAATCGTATCCTTCCCATTGAGTAAATCGGGGTAATGATGGGTCAAATACTTTACGAGTAACGGGATCAGTAAACTGTTCGGCTTCTGGTCCAAAGCATACTGCTACACCTGGGTCGAACCAAATAGCATCATTAGCCTGTTCATTGGAAACCTGGTTGGGCTTTGTTCCATCTCTATTACCAAAGATTCCTGTTAGCTTGTCTTCATAATTATTCCACATCCAGTTAGTAAAGTATGCTATTTTCTGGTCTTCATTGCCTTCATGAAACTGACCTTCTGTGCAACGAAATGTTCCTACTTTATGTCCTAGGTTTAATATCTCACTAAGTAGTACACCAAGTCCCATACCTTCGTGTCTAGTAGCTAATTCGTGTATAACTTTTTCTTTATGTTCTTCTGAATACAACCATGTGCTTGGTCCACTCTTAACACATAGGAACATAGCTGGTGCTTGTGCTACTGGTATCATGTACTCACGTGGAATATCGGGATGTTTAACATCATTTTTAGGCTGCCAGTATATGTTTTTAAGTAGCCAGTGTCTTATATCTGAATCGCTATCGTCAAGATAGATCCAAATATCAGATTTAGCATCACATTGTAATGGTAGGTTGTTTAGAACTGTTTCTAGATGATCTATATGTTCTGTAGGTATTGTTCGGTTGGTCTCTGAAAATTTTCTAACGGTATATCGATTAGTCCACTGTTTAGCGTCCATTGTCTATCGCCTCTTTTTCTCAAGTGCTTTTATACGTTTTTCTAATTCTTCTATTTTTATAGTTAGTTTTGGATTGGCTGCTTTCCATGCATCTGGGTTATGCTGTAACCAAGTAAAGCCCCAACGATTAACTAAAAAGTCTAACGTTGCTTGCCACTTGTTAATAGCCCAAAAAGCCATGTAAGTATCTTTAATCCAATATATGAATAAAGCACCAAATATACTACCTGCTAGTGCTGTCCAGATCCATAACCTGTTTGTCGCCATTTCTAATATAGTATCCCACATTATGCGTTCGCCCTGTTAAGTGTTAGCTGTGCCCACTGTTCTCTACCTGCACCAGCTTGTGTTGGTATAATACTAATGCTTGTCGAAGCACTATGTCCGCCTCGTCTAAAGGCAATTAAATCATTTTCGTTTTTAATCATTGCAAACTTTTGGTTAGGAAAACTGCATAGCAATAATGCATCAAAGTCATCTCTATTTTTATACCATGCAAAGTTAGCTTTTAAATAAGCATCTTCTATTGCTATTGGATCATCTGTCGATTCAAATGCTTTTACAACAGGATCTGCAAAACTATCTAAATCCATTTTTAGTAGCTCTGACATTAAAGCCCTTCTATTATTTCTACTGGCTGGATCCGATAATGGTAAGTCAATTGCTAGTGCTTTAATAAATGGACCAAGACCTAAACTGCCGCCTTTGCCTCCAATAGCACCTATAATTGATTCAAGACCCAATTGATTAGCAAATTTGTCTAGTATTGAACGTTTAGCTTTTTGTGATCCGCCGCCGTAACCTATACGTCCGCCTGTGCTTGATACTGCTGATTTTAATTCAACTTTACCAATGCCATCAATTTCTAGATCACCTTCGCCACTTGCTAGTCTAATTTTATTACTTAAACATGCTAGTGCGTATTCGCCTGGGCCTTTTTGTTTACGCCCTGTTCCGTAGTTCTTTAAATCGTGGAATACTTTTAGTGCTGTTGGGTGTGTAAATACATTTGAAAAACTTGTTAATGGTGAGTCCAAACTTCCGATATCAATAACTCCACCTTTTCCTAGCTGGTCTGTCATTTCTGATATTGACTTATAATCACTATCTGCATCAGCAATAATTTTAGTTAAGTCTTGCATAACTAAAGTCTTTTCTTTATCACTTAATGGTTCACCTTCTAAAGGAACGTTAAACGCTTGTGCGACATTATCGCCAATTACTCCGGTATTTAATATTCTATAAATTTTGTCTAACAGTTTAGCATCTTCTTCATTGTCTGCTTTTAAGCCTGCAATCTTGGACACAATGTTTTGTTGTTCCGTTGACAAGTCTTCATATTCGAATAATTTTTGTAGTCTCATAGTTTTACTTCCTTTTGTATACAGTACTATTTATAATAAAAACCTATTTGTGCATTGGACAAATTGCCATCTGCATCATCTTCGGCTTTCTTAAAAACATATCCACATTGTTCAAATTCCATGAACATTTGCGGGTCTTCATGTGCCCATATAGGTATAACTATATTTGCCCACTTAGGGTAACTAATGTTGTGCTTAAGATGCACTTCAATTACTTTCCCACCCTTAAAATCAATGTTTATATGCTTTGCCGCTGTTAACGTGTCGACCCAATCCGGTAGTTCTAACTTAGGCAGTGGATCAACTCTTGTCCATTTGTTAAACGTTGTAAGGTTGCTCATATGATGATGGCCTTGCATCGCTTGCTGTGGATATAACTCTCCTTTACGGAAAGTATAATCTACACTAATTAAATCACCTTCAAAAAACTCACACCAAAAATGTCCTGGTGTGGTAATAGTTTCACCTTCTTTAAGTTCTACTATCCTAGCTGATACAGACATATTACTTAAATTGATAATAGGTCTCTCAACATACTTGCCAGTCTTTGGAACTGGCACTGTGCTAGGTCCACATAAGTATCCAAGTTTTTCACTTAGTTCTAACTTATTGTAAACCCATTTTAACGTTGGATAATTAACCCAACTATCTGCGTTCTTTAATAGATCGTCCATTTTGTATTCCAGTACACTGTGTACATCTACAACTATCGCATGCTTTTATTGAATATGGCTGATGGCCATTGTTTGCATCGACTGCATAGTGTTTCACTTGTTCCCAACGTGCAGACCCACAGTGACTTGGACTTCCACAATTCTGGCAACTACTGCCTGTATGTCCTACTGCTTTGTTAACGAATTCTACCATTTGGCGATCGCTTTATACAACTGTTGTTGGGTATTTGCGTTCTGAAATCTGTTAATCAATTACTTGATTGCTTTCCATAACTGTGTTACTAACTTGTCTTTAGTAAGCCGTCTATCAAGTTCAATACCATGTATTCTACCAATCTCTTCTAGCTTGGCTTTTGATAATGAAGAAAGATCTTTCTTTGCTTTAAAAGTAGGCTTGATTACTAATTCGTTTGTAACGTCTTTAGCTTTCTTAGCTGTCTTCTTAACTTCTTTTGTCAGTACTAATGCTTCTTCAACTGGTGCTGAGTGAAACATTGTTGTTATCCATTTAAACATATTTTTCTCCTAGTTTAACTAATACGGATGTATTAGCTTTTCTTTCTGTTTGCCAGCCATTTAACTCTTTCCTCAATTCGGTTAGCGTTGTTACGACTGTCTTCTTTCTTAGTTATATATCTTAATAACTGTGTTTTAACTCCTGTTGGAACACCTTCTTCATACTCTTTGGTATCCATTTTGTAGACACTAATGTCTTCATCACTAAATGGTGTACCGCCTTGTATATCATGTCCAACATGAATCTGTGATTTGTTTCCACTTGTATTATTATAGTCTATTCTTGCGTCTAAGTCAAGTGCTTTTACTTCTTTATCTGAAGCTTTTTCTACGCCTACAAAGTTAGCTTTATCGTTCTGTCTATGTCCACCACCTGTTACAGTACCAGTATTACGGTATGATACTTTATAGTACTCACCATCTGGACCATTAATGTAGTCAACATTTTTTGCTAACAAGTCTAATTCGTTTAACGAGTGTTGCTTGGCATCTACTCTTACGTGTGGTACTTTATGTACAACGTTTGCAACTTCAAGTAAACCTAAATTATCTAATTCATCATTTATCCACTGATACGGGTCGCCATCTCTAGCTTTTTGTGTACCATATGGCATATCGCCGTTGTCTGAAAAGTATGAAAATAATTCATAGTATATTTCATCAAAGTCCATAATATCAGCACCTTGCTTTAACTGTTCCCATTCTTTTGGATACTTAGCTAATATGGTTTCTGGAGAACTTGATGCACTGAAATAAGCATCTGCTTCGTTAGTATGGCTATCTTCCATTTTAGCAAATCTATCTCTTTGTGCTTTTTTAGCGGCTTCATCTTCGGCATCCATCTTTGCAACACTAGCGTCTCTATGCTTTTGTAAAGCATCGCCTTTTAGTTTGTGTGCTAAGTCTGCATTGCCATCACCATTGCCTGCTAAACTCTTACCACCATTATAAGCGCCTGCTTTAGCCGCTTGGTCTGATGCACTTGATCTAGCTTCTTCAACTCCACGTTGACTACCAATGTGATTCTTAATCATTGCTTTAATATCTTCGCCTGCAATTCTAAATGCACTAGCAAACTCACATTCACTCATGCCCATTGCATCAGCAAGTCCAGGTTCGCCATCGCCTCTGTACATATCCCATAATTCTTGATACGTACCTTCTGCTAACATAGTATCCCATGTTAAATTAAGTTTACGTGTTGACACTTCCATAGCAATTTCTTTAGCCGAGAATCTATCATGTGATTGACTAGTATATTTACGTAGGTCTCTGTTCTTCATTGTTTCCAACGTTTCGCCTAATCTTAAAAATGATCCATTGCTAAATTTCATGTGCTTAGTCCTTAATAATTGTTTTTACTTTTGTTTCAGATGGCTTACTAGCTGACTGAAGTAGTAGTGACTTAGGAACTGCTATCTTTGCAGTATCGCCTGTAGTCTTGCCTACATCTATCTTGTTAAGTAATTGTCTCATACTCTCTGTTGCTTTTGACATAGTTATCTCCTATTTCTTTTTAGATTTATTAAAAATTCCATCAGCAATGCCTCTACGTTTTTTCTTAGGTGCTTTTACTACTGGAGCTTCTTGTTTTATTTCTGCAGGCTTTACGACTGCTGGTTTAGTAGCAACTGCTGTTTCTGGCTCTGCAGATGCTAATTGTTGGCGTCTTGCTTCTGCATTGGCCAATTGTTGTTCATTCATGTGATCCATATTAGTTTCCTGCTTTTTTCTTAGCATTAGCTAGTGCATTTTTAAACATGTCTTTTGCTACTACTTTTAATTCACCTGTACGTTTTTCGTCAAACGCCATACCTTCTTTAACTGAAGCAAACACAGGCTTATCATAAAAACCTTTTTTCTTTAGTTTCTTTGGTTGAGTTGGTTGCTTTGGGTCTTTTGGTGCTGGTTTACTTGGTTGTGGCACTGCCGGTTTACTTGGTTTATTTGGTACTGGCATTGGCTCTACACTTGGTTTTGGTGAAGGTTGTGCTGGTTTACTTGGTGGTTTTTTCTGCATTGGTTTTTTTGGTGCGTCAGGAGCACTAGGCTTGTGGTGTGGGTGTTTGTGAGCACCAAAGTCTTCTTTAATATCTTTAGCTTTAGGCTTATCGTGTCCCCAACCTTTTTTCTTTAACTCTAAATGATCAGCTTCAACTTTACACATTTTGCCTTTTCCTGTTTTAGGATCGTACATCATGTGTGGTTTAAACTTATCACCAGCTTTGCTTTCTGAAACCTTTTGAGCAATGTTTTTAAATACATATGCTGGGTCGCCTGCTTTATAACGTTGCCAAGCTGGAGTATTAGCATTTTTATCTGCTTGTGTTACTTCCATCTTTGGTGTATCAATATTGTCAGCTCCGCCACTGCCTTCGTTTCTCAACGGTGCATTTGGTAAGTCCATTTCTTTCCAGTCTTCGTATGTAATGTACATGTCTGAATCTGGATCGTAGTAAGAACCTTCTCTTGGATCATAATATACTACTTTGCCAATACGTGTCATAAACGGACCTTCTAATCCATCACGTTCTTGATATCTATCTTTATCAATTGGCTTCATTGATTCCCAATCTTCTTGTAACGCTGAATCGTGCATACGTTCAGGTATCTTTCCAAGTGGAATAGGTCTAGCATGTTTTAAATCTGCGTTTGCAACTGAACCTTCATAACCGTATGAACGATCAAATATATGTTCCCATCCGCCTTCTGCTGTTTTACGTATATAAGATATTGATGTGTCTGGATAAGAAATTAATGCGTATTCACTTGCACTAACACTTTCAGCACTTTCATATGCGCCTGCGGCTAACATATCTTCTGGTCCTTGCGGCATTACTGCTGGTAAGTTTTCGTCTCCCATATCAGGTGACATTTGTGGCTCTACATCCTGCTCCATAGCATTGTATTCAGTGTAACGACGAACTGCATCAATGTCTTTGCTGGATTGAGCTATTTTAGACTGTACCCAAGGCTCTAAATCTTCTTGGTCTTTAATTATACCGTGTAGTGTAATTGCATCTCTAGCTAGGAAGTATAACTGTGAACGTGCCATAAAGCCGTCTTCGTCATCTCCGTCTAGTATGCCTTCTGCTACCATGCCTACTGGAGTTTTATTTGTAATTTTTTTCTTCTTACTTAAAGACTCCATAGCTTCATCGTCCATATGGCCCATTGCGCCATAGTGTGCAGCTTCTAGCATTTCATAAGCATTTGATAATGCTTCTGCTACGTCTTTTAGATATGATGGATCTCCACCTATATCCATGACTGCTTTCTCTAAACCTTTTCCAGGTTGAAAAGCCTTTTCAAGTTTGTTTACTTCGTCCATACATCTTGTGAATGTATTTTCTATTCTATTTTCGGGGTTGCTCATTGTCGTTACCTTTTTTGTATGCCACGACTGTTCTTACCGCCGCGTTTTCTAATTTCTTCTAACTCTTTATAAGTGTCAGTAATAGCTTTAATAAATGACTGTACTAAACCTTTATTTAGGTTGTACTCTACATTGTCCCAATTACCATCTTTAGCAAAACCTGCCATCTCAATGAACATTCGTTCTACTTTTGTTTCCAATGTATTTAAATTTAAACGACCATATCCCTGAATTAATACTTCGGGATTCATTTGGTCTTCTTCGTTGTTTGCATAAATGCTTTCTGTTGCAGGTTGTTGATCATTGCCATAGTAATTATTAATAGTTGTATTGCCTGATTCTTTTTCTTTATCACCTGCCATATAATCTTTAAGTTTTTTTCCACCATACAACACAGCTATTACAGCCGCGGCAGGAAGTTTATATTTCCATACAAGATTAGCTGTTGTTTCAATTGCTTCGTTGTCCATTAGGTCGCCGACATATTCTCTTACCATCTCAACAACATCATGTACACTTTTAAATATATAACCTGCTCCAGCCCATTTTAAAGTTGTGCCTGGGTTTTTAACTATAACTTTAGCAGTGTTAACTACACCCGGTTTTACTAGTTTGGATGCTGCTCTACCGCCTTTATATAGTTTATATAATGCTGGTCCACCTACTCTAACTGCTGTTGCTAATGCTGGTAATAGCCATACCCATTCATTTAACTGCTGTCTTTCTTCAGTGATTTTTAATTGGTTATAATTCATTACATTTTTACCTCTTTAGGATACCCAGGTTGTGCCTTTAGGTTCTTTGGTTTGCCCAAGTACCCTTTAGGATCAACTGCCCTGCGTATCTGCTTTTCTTTGCCAAAGAGCGGAAACGATACACTGGCAACATTGCCAGACATAGTAGTTCCTGCATCCGCATCTTCACTTATAATGTCTAATATCTTCATACATATATTTATCTAATTAATATCAAACGGCTTAGTAATTGAGTGTAGCACTCATTAACTTAACCACATTTTCCCATGTTTTAGGGATATTCATTACTAAATGCATGCTATTGTCTTTCCAAGCATGAGTTCTGTGCGTTTTACGTGTATCAATGTAGTACACGCCGCCAGCTTTGATAGGCCATCTACGTCCATCCATCTCCCATTCGTATGCATCATGTGTTACGTTGTTTGATATAAATGCACATACTCTAAATGTATCTCTTGTAAGCATTGGTTGGTCTTTATGTGGTGGGAACCAGCCTCCTGCTCCACTATTAACAATAATTGTACGCCCAATAGGTTTCCAATAGTCTAGTAACGGATGTAAACTTTTAAGATCCTTGTATAACTGTGTTGGAACATTAAAGTCTAATTCACTTAATTTTCTGCCTGTACGCCTACGTGCTTCTGGCATACTTAAACTATCCCAAGGTTCGTCACCTTCAAGTCCTACTACACATAAACCTTCTCTATTGTTTACAACGCCTTCTCTGCGTAAATATGGAACCCATTTATCTTCGTATGCTTTAATTTCTTTCTTAAACCAACCTAGATCAATTTCCCACTTTAATGGTTCAAATGATGTTAATGCTTGTAGCTGTAGTTCACATTTAATATCTTCAGCTGTAGGTTCCCATTGTTCTGGGCTCTCTAGCCACTTATCATAATAACCTGCTTGTTTAGCTTGATTGGCTTTTGGAACTGTATTAAGTTCTTTGCCATCTTTATCTACTTTAGAATAGTCCATTATTTCTCCTCTGCACTCTTCAAGATACTTTTACTTATCTTACGGTCATGTTTCTTAGAACTGACCTTAGCTTTATTCTTTTTAGCTTGTATAATTCTTCTCTTTTGTTTTTCATCATAGTCTTGTCCTGACGCTTGTTCAGTCCAAATTATTGCATCATCTTTAGATACACTGTTCATAGGTCCGTGTGTATCTTTAATAATGTCTTTAGTAATATTCTTATTTGACATATATTTTTAGCTAATGAAACTTACTCTTAAGTTTGCATTGTTAGCTACCTTTAAACTTGTTACGTTGTCCGGATTAATAACACACCATAATTGTTTATTTCCAAAGTGTTGTTTACATAATCTAACTGCTTTAGTAGCAATTCCAAGGTTTCTGTAAAGTTCACTAACAAAATATGCTGTTTCTAAATCTTCCTTGACTTCTACAGCACCAACTAATACGCCACTATTAATCCATATACCCCATGTATTATAACTTGAAATGAAAGAAATTGCAACCTCTTTTGTGAAGGGCCATGGAATATATGCTGCATCTGCTGTGTTTTTAGTAAGGATACTTCTTAATTGGTAGATATGTTTGGGCTGTAATCGTCTCAGCTCTACTTGCATGTTACTTATCCATTAATTTAACTATTCGGGGTTTGAATAATTTTTGATCGCCTTTAGTTGTTTTTAAGACAGGTTGATTATTTTCGTCAGTGTCAAATCCCGTTACTGTTGCTTTACGGTTTTTGAACTTGCCTACTAGTATCTCGTCGCCGATTTCTATGTTAGGCAGTGTTAATATATCTTTTATTTTCATTGCTAATACTACATTCCGTATAATTCAGCAGACTCGTCCCAACCATTGTATAATTCTTCAAGTTTTGACTTTAAACTATCTAGTTCACCAGTACCTGCTTTGTTACCGTTGTTTAGCATTAAGTGACTATTCTTATATCTATAAGTTATAGCTTGCTCTAGGTGACTAATAACTTGGTCTAGTTCTGCTTTGACATGATCAGTGTATTGCTTATCTTGTGCTTTGTAATACTCTGTGCCTCTTTCTTCATCTTCATATACTCCAGGATTAGCTATCGTATTCATACGCTGTCTAATTTCTTCTGCTTGTGTTTTAGGTTGCATGTTACTCTCCATTTTATTTAGACTCTTTGAGGCCATTTTTTCTAACAAGGTTACTAAGTTGCTGTTCTAAATCATCTATACGATTGATGTTACTTTTTTGTTTTACATCTTGTTCAGAATCAACTCTATCACCATCTAATTCATTTTTTTCAACGTCAGCTAGTAACGCAGAAATCAAATCATCAGCATGTGGATACTTTGCCTGTAGTCGCTTAATAGCATATGTAGTTTTACTATCAAATGCTTTTAGTGTTCCATCTGTTCCGGTGACTTCAAAAATATTCATTTTGCTTCTTCTAATTCTTTTTTAACTCTTCGATTATTTCGTTAAGCTTCTTTATTGTTTCTAAGTGTTGCTGTACTTCGTGCAATCCTCTGTATCCGTATTCACTGTAGCTTTCTTTTGACATATTTAAATCTCTCTATATTTAAACTTTCTTAAGTAGCTCCGCAACTCCTTGCGAAGTCCATAGCATTTTGTCAATGCTAGCTTGTCCAGCTTCTGATGCGTCTAGGTATTTCATTACAACACGTCTAGCTGTGCCTGGTCTAACCTTTATAACTGAACCGTCATCTAATTTAATTGGAAACGGCTCATTGTCTTTACGTGCCGCTAAGTTGTACATTACTTTAATTGGTGATGATTGTTTAACAAGTGCTTCAAGCATCATCTTTTGGCCTTCAGTCAATCCCATATTAAATAATGCATGTGGACTGCTGTTAGCTGCTGCTTTCTTATGTAACGGCTTAATTTTTCCATTACCAAATTTTGCTGCCTGACGTTCTGTTTCGCCTGGCTTAACATCTACTGTAGTATTAACACCAGGAACTATAACACCATCTTCACGGACGCCAATAGTTTTACCTGAGGACATTTTATATGAGGCACTTTTAACTTTTGGTATATTACTACCTTTAACAGGTGCAGTGTTAACTTTCATGTTACCTGCGGACATATCAGTATTAGTTTTTATTCCATTTACACGTGTTGTACTGATGTTTGTTGCACCAACATTAGTTTGATTGGTTTGCTTAATACTTCCATCAGCATAATTAGTTGTTTTCATTCCACCAATTTTAGGTGTACTTCTTGCTATTTCATTTCCACCAACAGTCGTAACAGATCCTGCGCCTGTGCGTTTTGTTACTGGTGCGAATTCATTTATTCTCATATTATAACTCCATATCCTTGTTGTAAGTATTTATCGATTTATTTAAATCAACAAACGTTTTAGGCCAGTCGGTGCCTCTTAACCTGTCTAGAGAGTCTAGGAACTCGGCACAGCTATATGGATCGCTATTGTATTCTAAGTTAGCTTGTAAATAGCTTATTAAGTGTGCAATCTTGTCACTATGTACAGAGTCTGTGTATAACTGTATTAGTTCTAGTTTTGCTTCCTTTGTTAAATTTTTAGCATCAAACATGTCTGGATGTGACAATATTCTAATATTAATATAATACTTGCTAAAATGATCTAGTAGTTTTAAGAATGTAAACGCATTTAATACTTGCCATGTAATACTTATTTCTATTTGTGTATTTGGAAGTGTGTCTTCCATGCGTTTAACGTTTTCGTTTATCTTGTACCATTTACTTGGAAAACGTATATAGTTATTCTGGTCTCCATAATCGTCTATACTTACTCTTAGCATTAACTTCTTAAAATGTTTCCATTGATCAATTGCACGTTGATGTACGTTTGTAATATTAGTGTCGTACTCTAGTGTAACATTGCCTGCTACACCTGCATCTATTAGCTTTTGTAAAAATACATAATGATGTTCTATAAGCATAGGTTCACCACCTACTAGATATACATGTTCTAACTGATCTATGTTAGCTTCCATTTGTTCCCAAAAATGTTCACTTTTCCACCAATCATATTCTACGTTTGATTTATTGTTTATATCTATTTTTGTATCACTGTCGTAGAAATGATCTGTCTTGTAAACACTAGCCCAATCTTTGTACCACATGTTACTGCTTTGTGGTCCACACATTACACACTTTAAGTTGCATAAGTTTCCAAATCGTAAATCCCAATATATAGGCTTTTGTGTAGTACTTCCATCTGGTGCTGTTAGCTGTACTGCTTTATCGTAATCAAATGTGTCTTTGTACATCTTGTTTGTAAATGTACGTCTACTCTTGCCACCATTTTCTTCTTTAACCCAACATGTATTACACTCTGTAGGCTTTTCTCCTGCAAGAAACTGCTTACGTATTTTACGTGTAAATTCACTGTTGTGGATTTCTTCTATGGTGTGTTCTTTAAAGTTGTGTCCAGTAAGTCCGCCATTGCCCGAATCGTGATTACTCATTAGGCAACAAACTCTACTAGCTCCGTTTGTTTTACTTGCAGAGTGAATCCACGGAATAGAACAAAAGCTAGTCTGGGACATCACCGTAAATCCAATCGGCTAGCTCCGAATCAAAACTTTCCATTGTTACTGCTCCGTTTATATCGTAGTATTCAACAAACTGCTTTACTGTTGCTTTACGTTTGGGATCGTTAATGTAAGGCTTACGCATCTCATTAATTACATGATCAAC